TGTTAGTATGTCCTCAGCGGAGCGATAACTATACCCTCCGAACTTATTAGTCTGCCCCTTGGGAGCTTTGAGGGATGACTGAATCCCTTTGAGTTTTGAATGTATATTCAATTTATTCATGTTTATGTTTAGTTAGTTCACGGAATAGTTTGGTTCGTTCTGAGGCATTAGAACATTCCATGAGTTGTTTTCGTTTCGCCCCTAGATCAACTAAAGTGGCTTTTTGTTTTTCGGATGTCAAGGATTTAAATCTTTTTGAAAGTTGAGTCAGTCCCACGGGGTGCAATACATCCAGTTGCTCCTGCTCCAGGTAGTCCGCTATGGCGCGTAGCACGGCGGGTAAATGGCCTTGGCTAATCTGGCATCTGCGGTAAGCAAAGTTCTCTATCTTACCTAACAAGGAGTTACCGACCCTCGATACTACACCCCGGACCATACCGGATTTGTGGCAATGATCCACCACCCAGTCCGAAGTTTTCCGCAGTATCAAGGGACAGCTCTTGGGTTGATGTTCAACCCTCCAGTCCTTGAGTTTATTTTGTGGAAGATACATCTAGCTCCGTGAGTAAATCCTTCAGGGCTTTCTTCTCTTGAGTTAGGTTCTTACGTTGCTCCATCATCCTTTCTATTCTGAAGGACAGAGTCCGTGACTCCTGTCGGATCATATCGATCCTAGTCTGTATTCTTTCAACGTTACTTTCTACTTGTGTCATACTCATATTATTTTTTATCGTTTTGTTCTTTAATTAGGTTTAATATCTGTCGTAAAGATTTGAGATATATTCCTGTCTCATGCTTCTTTTTTGCCGTTAGAGCTTCTTCAACAATGTTCAAAGCCATTGTAATAAGTTCATCAATCTCTTTCATTTAGTCTTTCTATTTTGAACACTACTTTTTGAAGGGACGGAGTTGGTTCTGCTCAAGTGCGTAACCCTTTCCGTAACCTAGATCCTTTATGTTCTTTTTGTTTATTAGTTCATCCTTCCAGCACCAGCCAACCATCTTTACTGTCCAACGATCCGGCGTGAGGCACATGATATACATGTCCACATCGGGGTTGTCCTTGAGGGTTGCCAGTAACTTTCCAAATGCGTGGTGAGTGCTTTTGACATCATAGGAGTGACCTTTCATTACTCCATCGGCTGACCCAGTTCGAGGGCTGAGGCCGAGGTCAAAGAATACATTCAAGTGCTTTGCTACCGCATACTCAGCGGTAACACCTTGGGCATCTATATCTAGCCCGGCCATGTTGGACTGCTTTCTATCCTTAATATTGTTACCCCTGGACAGCACCGATCTTAGGTGGCCGATGTGCTGGCACATCATGACTTCGTCATCGGTTAAGTTAATCTCAATCATTCCGTGATTCCATTTTTGTATGAACATGTGTCAGTCAGTTTGCGTTCTAAATTTGCCAAGGCCCTCCATGCTACCTTGTCCCAATCTTCTTCAATCATGTGCCGAATGAGTGCGTCCAGTTCGTCAGCGGACTTATCCATGTCCCAGTGAAGTGGCTTGTCGGGGTGATGCTGCTGGTTGCCTTGGTAGCTACAATGAGACACGGCGGCTAGCGCGTGAGGAAAGTATTTAATAAGGCCAGAATACATTGGGTAAGTTTTCCGAGCCTTAGCGTCAGTTGGTAGTGCTTTGTTCATAGTTATTGTTTTACGACGGGTTGCATTCTTAGCATCCAGAAAAGGCTAGCCGCCGCTTTGGCTACACGGATACCCCACTGGCTCTCTTCGTCCGTCCACTCGTAGTGCATATGTTCTGCTGTCTCGCAGTCCACAATAACGGATCTAATCTTGGGAAGGTAAGGTAACTTCTGTAAGTGCATCAGCATGTAAGCCTCAATGGCTAGCTGACAGCAGTCCTTCTGGTATCGTTTAGCTTTACCTTTAGTATTCACACGGCACTTGTAGTCCGCAAGAAAGATTCTGGAGTCCTTGATCCCTATGAAATCAACGGAGCCGGCGATCTTGATTCCCCCGTGACTGACTATCTTTTCACAGCCCAATGCCTGAACATTGTTGTCATCAATCCAGTTCAGAAACGGCATCGCCCACTTGTCCCAGCATGACTGCCCAGGGTGTTCGTCAATGCCTAGCACGTGATGATTAATCATACGCTCTATGGTTCCGTGAACAGATGTTCCGAACTCATGCGACGGGATTAACTCGCCATCTTTTGGGTGCGGTCTCGTTCCGTAAACCATCTCGGCAAGGTCGGACCACGGTCTGTGCGGATGCTCTCTGGCTAAGTCCGTCATCATCCTTGGCTTGTAGACTTCATCAAGGAAGGAGTCCTTGACTATGCCAAGCACAGTCGTGACTGATGGATAAACGTCTGCTCCAGCTTTACGAGCCTGTGCAGGAGTCCCCACCTCGGCCTCGAACTGAGGCTCCGATGGGTTCTGGCAGTTATAGAAGTGACTCATAGTTCCTCTTGGTCAAGGATGAAGTTGAGTCCATCGCGAAGAGCATCGAGGTCAGAGCATTCATTCGTATCGTAGTCCGATTCCCATAGGGTTCCACCATCGGCGGTCATAATTATTAGGGTCTTGCCCTCTTGGCTTACTACGTTGTCCACGTAGCAAGTCCGAAGGTGTCTCTGCGCCATTAGCCCAAGTAGTTGGGTGTCATTGCGAGGCTCAAGCTCGGTCTGGATCGGCATAAGATACTGATCCCCAGCTTCAAGTTGTCCAATACGAGCGTCGGAGAATCTACCACGTAGTCCCATGGCTGATACGATTTCATCTTTAGGCAGACCCAAAGCAGGCCCATCTGGATAGGTGTGTATTTTTATTTTCATATGTTTAGTCGGTTGGTTTTTAGTAGGCACAGCTTTACTTAAAAAGTGTGCAGTAAAATTCTAGTAATATGTTGGATCATTCTAGTTATATGTTAGAGTATCTAATTAACATAACTTACATCTGATTCCATATAGGCATACCCTAACTTTCCTGTCAAGGAGAAGTTATGTAAGTCAATGAAGGACAGATACATTTAACTAGTTAGGACGCTTAGTTATATGAGGTAAATTTAACCTACCCTTGGCGGCATAGTATTGATTCTCATTGATCGTGCTATCCTCTAAAGCGTCCTTGAGATTCATGTGACTGCTACGGGCTAGCTTGTTCACCCGTCTCGCTTCATCGTTTATCCGTTGGGTTGCCTCCGCCCTTTTGGCTTTCAAAGTTTTTTGACTATAGATGCCTCGTCGTATTGCAAGGTGACGCATTGCCTCCGGTCTACCCTCCCACGGAGTTCCCTTGATAGCCTGGGGCCAACTCATTTCTTCCTCTTCAATTCTTTTTATTACTAGCGATAGCCAGTTAGCCTCAGCTTCTGGATCAACACAGATTTTTTGCCTGTTCGGTCTACGCTCGACGGCATCGGTTATATCTCCCGTCTTAAGGAGTTCGTGATATTTTTCTGTCATGGACTGGCAAAAAGCCAGTGCGGATCTTGCGGGTTCGTTATACATATTTAGTTAGTTGTTAGTTGTTATAGGTAATCGTTTGTTAGATTGTTTATGAGTTCTAAAAGGATGCTCCGGTGTCCCTCGATAATTCCCTCGTGATGCTTTATGACTTCAGCTAGGGTTTCAAGATTCTTTTCAATATCGTTCAAGGATTCGTGCAGTAACGCTATCGCGACCGCCGATACAATTATATATACTATGGTAATCTTTTTCATTGTTCGTTAGTTAGTTGTTTTGCTGCGCAGTCTCGTTTGGATAGTGACAAAAGCCTAGGCTTTGTCCACGAAAAAAAGCCCCCCAGGTGAAAACCTAGAGGGCCGGGCTTTAGAAGTGCAAACAGTAAAGGCCGTAGCAAAAGCAAATGATTGTCGTCGCCACGCTTGCCATCGTGCAGATGACAAAGATTTGATCGTCGGATAGCTTCATAGGTAGTGTGATATGATTGTTACCGCTAGCAGTATTCCGCCAACGATTATACTCCAGAATACGACGTACGCACTCTCTGCTTGCTTGTCTGTTTTGACTAGCCTGGTTGGTTTATTTATTTTCATAGTATCGCTTATTGGTTTTCTAATTCTGTTATTCGGTCCATTATTTTAACCAGGTCCCGCTCGGTTGCCTCGCCTGGCTCGTCTATTAAGCAATCTATATCGAGAGATAGATCTTTAATGATTTCAGTTATTGTTTGCATAGTATCGTTTATGTTTTTTTTATTCAGGAAAAAACGCTTGCATTGCGTCACTGATACCCTGGCCATTTGCGCCAGCCATCATTAAGGCATAGCTGAATATCAGCGCAACCGCTCGGTTGCCTTTACTTAGTTTGCTGATCATGGACCCATAGGCGCCATGGTGATTTCGAGTTAAGGCCATGCCGCTTTCGGTTTTCTTTACGAATGGCGCGAAGTCTTCGGCCAAGTCTAGCACTAGCTCGCGCTGAGTCTCATTCATATTGACTAGGCTCATGACTTTGCCTTTCTACCTACGACTACAAATTCCAGCTTGCCGGCCTTTAATGCGGCCCTGAATATTTGCTTTTCATTTAGCTTTGCTAGCATGGCGCGCATGCGCTTATGATGTTCTGTGTTTTCATTATTCATTTTATTAATTGTTCTCAAGTTTAGAAAGTGTCGCTTTTACTCCAGTAACTAATCCCATTGTGGCACGTGCCGAACCTATAAAGCCCTCTTTTGCGTATTGCTTTGCTTTCTCAGTTAGTCTTTTTTCTTCGCCTTTAAAAAAGGCAATTTTTTCCTTATTATTCATGATTTTACTTTCTATTTTTGTTTTTAATTTAATACTGTGAATCTACCCAATTTTCCAACTCCTCTTCGCTTTCCCAGTAGGCGAGTCTTGCCGCGCCTATGGTAATGAAAGCAAAAACGCCGTCAATATAGTATGGGTTGCCTTGTTTTGTTTCGTAATTATTCATTGTATTACTTTCTGTTTTTGTTTTTTTTATTATTGGTTTTCAATTTCTCTTTTTAGATCGTCAAGTGCATCTAGCGCAAGGCTAAAGTGATACCAGTCACCGGTGTTTTCAAACTTGTCCAGGTGTTGCAAGACTTCATCTATTAACTGGCCTTGCATTTTAGTGGACCCCGATACCAATTGTGATTTGATCGAATGATTTAGAGCCGCAAGCATGTTCGCCGCTTGGCAAGCAATTGCCACAATTGCCGGGACAAGCGAAAACTTTCTTATTTCCAGTCAGTGCTTTCAACTTTTCCCGCACTGCTTTTCTATAGGCATTTGAGCCTGGCTTGTCTTTGCCTTGGTAAGACTTTTGCTGGATAAATAGCTTCTCAACCGCTACCGCGTCAAACTGGCCTCTTACTATAGGCAAGGCAAGAAAGGCGTTTGCAATGCCAGTCCTGGCCCACTTGGATCCGCTACTTGCATTTGTCAGATAATTTTCTGGCCATTCGTATCCGCTTGCATTTAATGTGATAAATTCATGCCAGCTTTTACTGTAGCCATAGCAACGCAAGTCAGGCCGCGCCTTGCATAAGTCCATAAAGAAACGCAACGTTTCAACGTCTTTAAAATCCCCATCTACAAACAATCGCACTGTTTTCTTTTCTGGTATCGCATGGAAAGCACTGGCAACCGTCTCATTTTGAAACCTAAGAAGCAAACTGTTTTGCACTTGCCTAAAGAAAGCGGCCGGATAACGCCAAGCTTTAAGAGAGTAACAGAATTTGACGCAATCTCCCTTGCCTGGGCAGTCAGCTAGCGCAAGACTAGAGAAAGCATAAAAAGGCAACTTCTTATTACCTTGCGCTTGGAAAACTCGAAAGGGTGGTGCGCTTTGCATGTCACTATTTAGCCAAGTCAATAGCTTGTTTGCGTGATATTGCCAGGTTCCGGTTTTTTCTATCCTTTCCGAGCCGCGATCAATGCAAGCTTGCAAGGCCGCTTTGATCGTTTCG